AACTTTAATCCGAATCGTTTCTCTGCAATCTCAATGACTTCCTCATCACGCAAGTCATTGAATGTAATGAGTTTAATTCTAAAGCCAAGCTCTGCTGTTCTGAAGATTGCATCCCATCTGTGGGAAGGCTTACCCATGCAGATAATGGAAAACAAATGTTCTTGTCCTTCACCTGCTATCTCATGAATCTTTTTGAGGTCTCTAAAGGTTTGTGATCTTAGATCCTGTGCTTCGTCGATGATGAGGATTGTTTTGCGACGACTCTTATATGATTCTAATAGAACCTTGTTGAGTACATCGTATCTCCGTTCCATCTCATGTGGAATGTCCTGGTCTGGAGCAATCTGTTCAATTAACATCTTCACGTAGGCAGGAACCCGAGACTCCTTACTGTTCCATCCCTTTACTCTAATTAGGTTGAACTTGTGAGGAATGGATCTCCAATAATCGGTGAATGTGTTGAAGATTGTAGTCTTACCAGACCCAACTTCTGCAACAACTGAAATAAATTGATTCTTGGCTACTGCTGTTGCAATTGCAGACTTCACCTTCTTGGTGTTTCTTGTTTCGATGAGCTGGATATCAGACATTGCCAGCCTCCTTGTTTTTGGTTTGTATTTGGTGGTTGCTTATAATCTCAATGATTGTATCAACCACATTATCTTTAATGACACCTTGGATGAAGGCTGCTGTTAAGGTGTTGTGAACTAGATCAATGATATTCTTAGCTGAAAGATGATCTGTGACTCCAGTCCTCATATAGATAAACTTCTTAGCAGATTCCAAGGTGTGAAATTCTTTAGGAGTGAAATGACTTGCGGTCTGCAATTGCTCAGTTGCTTGTGGAAAGTAAACCAACTTATCATCGGAAGGTGGAAGTATATCTTCAAAGCTGAGCATTTTATTTAATGCTTTACCTTTGACAATTGCTTCTTTGATGTTATCTATTCGTGGATCTGATTTAAGAGATCTAGGCTCATCAAAGTTATGACTCTTGCCTGCGCCTTCTAGTCGTTCGCATTGATAGATGTTACCATCTTCATCTTCTGCTACAAATCTAGGTTCATCACCTGCTGCTTTGAATACATAAACTTTCTTATGAGTGAGAGCTTCATTGACATAGTAGCTAGTCTTCTCAATTTTGATCGCACCAAAACCATCAACGGTTCTCATTGTATGAGTCACCATCGCATCCTGGAAATTTTCCTTAGAGACACGGATAATCTTTCTGTTCTTAGTGCCTTCTAAGAATTTCTCATAAGATCCTTTCTTGCGATTCTGGTAGTCGGACCATGCAGCATAGTAGTAGCGCAAGTCATCGAGTGTTTTAATAGTATGTCGCAAGAGACTTGATTCAAACGATCTCTTGACAGCTCCAATTCTTGATTCCACTAGACCTTTGGAATTGGGCTTGCCTGCTTCATGTGTGAGTATTCTCGAACCATGACCTAGTCTCTTGAAGATATTCTGCATAGATTTAGATCCACCAATTCCAGATCCTTTATCTGTGTAGAGAATGGTTGGGAGACCTTCAAAGGGTGAGCCTTCGAATGGGTGCTTGGTTCGTAAGATTCCATCTGAGGTATAGAGCTTTGGTAGATTGTGCTTAGGAAGCATTGCAAACATCATAGACGTAAGCCAATCTTCAAAATTCTCACCACCCATTCTTGCATCTTTGCCTTTTGGTTCTGGGGCAAAGGGAATTGCAATAAAAGCCTTGGAATACATGTCGACCAGGTAGTAGACCCAAATCTTATAGAGACCTGCATTGAGCATTTTCTCCTCATGATGTGTATCACCTGGAATGACATTCACAGGCTTGACTTCTTTATTCAGTGTCATGTAATAATGGTTCATCGGTGAAGCATCTGCCATCATTACGTGCATTGGATACGAAGCGGTGAGTGATCTTACCGCCCAGGGTCGTCTTCTCTCCACAAGAGATAAACCAAACTCAGTCATCCAACGATTCCAAGTTGACTCGGATACATCGAGTGTGATTTGATTCAGAGCCTTCGCCTTGCGGACAGCTTCCTCAGTTCTCGGATTGTATTTCGCTGATTCAGCCTCTGCAAATTTTAATCCTGCTACAATGATTGTCTCTTTGCGTCTGAGTTCTCTTTGTTCTGGAGTCTCTTTTTTTGCTCGCTTTTTCTTTTTGCCAGCTGCTTGGGACATGGGAACACCTAGCTTTGCTTTTTTGATCTTGTGATAGATAGTAGCCTTGTTATAGCCAGTAAGGTCTGCGAATCTCTGGACTAGCACGCCTCTGCTGTTCTCTGCTTGGTAATAGCTTCGCAGAAAATCAGCAAAAATTATTGGATCTAGTACCTTCTTAATCATTGTGGAACCAAGTCCTGGTCTTCTTCTCCAATCTCGATCGTCTGAGATCTGCTATCCAGGTGTGGTGTGTAGTCAGCTAACTCAGTGAGCCATTTATCTTCTATCATGCGAAGGGAAGTCTCCAACCCTGCGGTTGCCATCTTGACCACTCCAGTAATCTCAGCGGTTCTTAGATCAGAAGGTGAATCGCAGACTAAGGCTGTGAGTTCATTGACCATTCCCATGAGTTCCCAGATCTTTTTCTTAAGTTCTTTCTCAGAGGTAAGCGTTCTGAACTTGAGAAGGTCTAGGTCATTTGCTTTAGCGATTGATTCTGCTATGCGATCCATATCCGTCTTCATCGAAGCCTTGTCTTGCTCTAGCTCTCGGATCTGATTTTCTTTGGCTGTTATAAAATCTTCATTGAGCTTGAGTTTATCTCTTTGCTCTTGGTTTTTCGTCCTGAGCTTTTCAGTTTCAATAGCAACTCTTTCATCGATTCTTTCATCTGAAAGAGGCTCATTTTGTTTTTTCTCATTGATTTGCTTTGCAGCTTCAATCAATGGCCTGAGAGACTTCTTAGACATAAGAGACTTGATCTTGTCCGACTCACCAAATGCCTTGATGATAGATACATAATCATTTGCCTTCTCAACACCTAAGAATGGAAGTTCTAAATCAACAAAATTCTCGAACGATTCAAACTGACAATCGTAGAGCTTATCAGATTTGATCTCTGTTAGGATGTATGCCTGAACATAGGTGGATTGCTGTAGTTGATTGGTAAGATGGAAGAATCTCTCTTCTCGTGCCTGTCTCTCTTCTTTAGTGTAGCTAATCTGTTTCGTTCGGGCTGTTGTTAGTTCTTGGTTGTTGTCTTGCATCTAGTCTCTCCTTAACTCGTCTCAATTGTGTTATATTCCCTCTGAGTTCTGATATGATCGATGGATTGAGGGTATGTCCTCCACCGACTACTACGATAATCATTTCATTTCTTAGCTTCCGAAGAGCTGAATAGGTAGCCGCTTGGCTTGCTCCAAATATAATCTGCAACTCTTGGGCTGACCAGGTGGACCCTGGGCTTCCTAGGAAGTGTTTGACTAGCTTGAGCAAAAGGTCGTGGCGTTTCTTACGTTGGTTCATGAAAATGCAGCTCTCGCACGTCTTTTGGATTCCAGCCACTTCTGAATCTCATCCTCTGATCTTCCAGCGGCAGACATAACTCGAACCGTGTTCCAATCACTCGCTTCCCATCTATCTATAGGCTTGCCTTGTGCTTTGCGTTCCCTGTCTTCTTGCACCAGCTCTCTAAGTTCAGCGATAGGAAGCCCGAATTCCTCTTCCAGAATGGCGACAAGGTGGGGAGTGTTGCGTTGGCCGTTGAGTGTATCACTTAATCGTTTTCGTAAAATTTCAGGATTTTTGTATTTTGGGGCAGATTCGCTTTCATCTTTGTATCTGCCCCAATGTCGCTTGGCAATAGCAGAAAGAGATTTGTCCCTTCTGCCTGTTGTGTTGCTGGTTAGGATTCGTATCTTCCAGGGGAGCCAGGAGCGTTCCATTATTTTGTGCCTTCTTTGATAAAGAAAAAGGTTGCAAATAATACGCCTTTGGCTTCTTTAAGGTTATGAATAAAGAGGAAAAAAACGAACTTGAAGATATTTTTCATGAATACTTGAAGGCTCGGAATGAATCTAGTGGTAGTTCTCCTTCTGTGTTGCTGAAGAATTGGGATGGAGAGGTTACTTTTATGATTGCGGAATGGTGGGATGAAGTTAGGGCACATTGGGTCACTAACATGCATTCCAGTGATTTGAGGGACAGAATCAGCGACCTCACTTTGTATCAAATGTATACCGATAATTTGATCCATGGAAACCTGTTTGCAGTTTTCTTTAAGGGTAAAAGGGTGGCTGGATTTTGGAAAATTTGGCATCGTGAATCTATTCATATTGTTCACCTACTTCATCAAATACCTGTGGAATTCCAGAATGGATTCCTATATTCATTGCCTGAAAAATAGCTCCTGTTTGAATGTTGCGAAATTTTAGAAAACCGATATCTTCCAAAACATCGCCAGGACTTGCTCCTTCTATAAAGTAAGAGATGCCTTTAATTCTTATTACAGAATAGGGATCCACGGTAAATTCTTTGCGTTCCATTATTTTCTCACCTTGTTGATTAGAGGGATTAGCTTGCCGAACCGACGGTAGAGGCAGGTTCGGCATAGGTCGAATTGGAAGACCTGCGTGAATTCATTCCCACAGCCCTTGCAGTTGTGTACTGTCTCGGTGAGATTGTTCATGCTGTTATGTCTAACCTCCTGACGTCGTTCCTCTGGATAATCTCCTTGTATCCAGGCATTGGCAGGCGTGGATTGGTGAGTGCTGGTAGAATGTGAATACGAATGTAGTCAAAGATCTCTTGTGAGTTGAGCTTCTTGAGTAGAGCGTATTTCACCTGGTTCCAGCAGTGATCAAATGGATCCTTGTCGCTATAGAGAGTGATATTCTTCTCTTCCAGATAATCGTTGAACTTGTTCTCAACGATCGCTTTCTTAGTTAGTCTTGCCATGGATAACCTCCAGTCTGTCTTGCCGGTTCAATTGTCTGCTCCAAGTACGGAATTCATCATTGAGACCTTTATCTTCGAAAAAGATTTCAATGATCGCAAGCCTGGAGATCAGGCTATCATAGGTCTCTGCAATATTTGCGACCATGAAAGGCGGAGCCCACTTCTCATCTTGCATGAGCTGGAGTCTTTTCTGTTTCACTCGGTCTCTCGGTTTCACGCTGCCATTCCTCTTCTGACAACTCGCTTTTCTGGAAACTTGGGTTCAAATTTTAATCCAAATTTCATTAGAGCAGTTCTGACTTCTCCTGAGGCATGGTGGTTGTTGAGTGCCTTGATCAGTGCACCGTATGGGATCTCGGCTTCATCAGCGAATTGTGTTAGTGTGAATCCTAACTTTCGTATGTTCACCTTGATTGCTTCTCCGTTCTTAATAATCATTTTATCTCCTTGTAAGTTGGTGTGTTGGATTTTGGGTTATGGATGAAAAACAAATTGAAGAAATGAATCGTTCCCGAGGAATTACGGACTTCGGAATAGAAGTTTATAAAGCAATTGAGATTACTCAGAAGTATATGGAATTGCGAAGATCTGAAAAGGATTGGAACAAATACCTCGATCCCCATAATCCACCTGACTACATCCTCGTTGCCGAAGGTGAAACAGATCTGATTCCATTGACAATTCTCAAAGGTGATATGGAATATTTGAGAGAACGATTTTTGCATTTCAAACACCGACCTGAGAAGTTGTATGCTCGGGAGCACTATTGGCGTTTCCTCTTTCTTGGAATACGCAAGAATTCTCTGACTGCAATTTGGCAGATGGAGAGCCCTGAGTTTCTTCGGTTTTGGGCGCACTTGTTTGGAGCTTCTTCAAGTTCTGTAGCTCTGAAAGAACCGACCGAACGTCACAACGATAGAATCGAGGTTCCAGTGATTCACTTGGCCAATACCCAGATTCAATAGGAATAATGTCTTGGGCAAGAGTCCTTACAAGGAGTTGACGGTCATTGAAACGAAATAGAGATACTTGTGTCGTATATGGAGAGATAGGGTTTTGCTTATACTTACGAGTCTCTTTATTTTCTAGATTGAGGTATCCCATTCGACAAATAAATTCGCCTAAGTATTCACATAGTGAGAATATAGAGATATCATTCTCTCTAATTGAATGCTCTAGATATTCACTTAGGTATTTCTCATTTAATGAAATGATTCGTTCATCAGGTAAATTATTTTCTTGATTCATCTGAGTTTCTTCCTTGTAAGTTGGTTGGTTGGGTTGGATTTTGGGTTATGGATGAAAAACAAATTGAAGAAAATATGAATTGCTTGATTGATATCTTCCATCATTCGATTGGAGATAAAGAATCTTTGTATTCTATTAATGACCTCTTGAACGGTCTCAATCACTCTGTAGAATTTCAACTGCTGCTTTGCCAGATCAATACATCGAAGAAACAAAAGATTACTCCCATCCGATTCTGGATGGGTGGAAAGTTTTACTGGAGAAATTATTTGCACGATCTAACCTTTCTAAATAAAGAAATGAAGAAATTCCAGACTGGATTTTGGTTACTGGGATATGGTTCTGCGATTGACTTAGGAGCTACCTTCTTACAGAACAATGAAGCGGAGCGAATGTTAGAAAGAATGCCCTCCGCTCTCTGGACTAATCCTAATTCGTCTGTCTCGCAAAGAGGATTGATTCTGTGAAGAAGCATTTTAAGTCTGACTACTTCTATTTGAACCTTGATTCTTCTGTCTCGATTGCATCTCATCCCACAACTGAGAGAGTTTAAAATTTCATGCAGGTCTGCCTTAATGTCCTGCAGTCTGATTCTAGGGTCAGGTAAATTATTTTCTTGGTTCATCAAATTCTCCTTGATTGCTTGCGGCTCTTTGCCGAAATTTTCCTAGAAGGATAAAACCTTCTAAAATGACCATATACGGTAACGTATATTTCGTCAATGAAAAAAAATACGTTACCGTATAAAAAATGCAGATTTCCAACAATTTAAAAATCCTGATGAAATCTCAAGGATGGAACCAGAAAGATTTAGCAGAATTGGCTGAAACAACACAGGCTTCCATTAGTAGAACGATGTCTGGATCTGTGCCAAGCTCTGAGGTAATTTATAATCTAAAAAAGAATGCAAACGTAGATCCTCTTTGGCTTCTCACAGGTGAAGGAGAGATGTTTCTCTCCGAGAGGGTTGTTCAGAAGGAGACTGCTATGAATGATACAATCTTGTTCGTTCGGAAGGTTGTTCAGAATCCTCAGATGAAATCTCTAGTGGAGCGACTCCTAGAATTAGATCCTAGAAGCCTAGAGAGGATCTCTGCCTACCTGGATGGTCTGGAAGATAAGTCCTAAGTATCGAAGATCTCAACAATCTCACGACAGAAGTCCTGTTCTAGTCTGTCGATTCGTTCGTTACCGAAGATGAGTCTGTCGTAGAAGATTCTCATCTTCGTCCGCACTTTCAGCTCGTAGATCGCTCTATGCGACCTGTCCCCTTTGTTGAATTTCTCAAAATTCATAACTCCTCCAACCTTCCTAATTTTCTGTGTAGTATATTCGGAGGGGGAGACAAAATGAGGGAGATTGGGGTTGGAAGTTTTTAGATGAAGGCTGTACTTTTTGGTATAAGGAAATAGATTGAAATGGCGATTCTTTTACATCCAGTCAAAAAACAGTACTTCTGGAAAAAAAAGATAAAAATTATGATTGATTACTGTGTGATTGATTTATTCTCTTGGTAAAACCCGATAAATAAATAAAATCCTCAAAAAACGTAAACGACCAAGCCAAAAGGCTTAAAGGAAATGGGACACGCAATGGACCAAGTACAGGATAATTTGACAATACTAAATTTTGAAAATGAAGGTTCAGCACTCGATAAAGAGATGACTGGGAGAGAGTTTTTGGAATGGGCTCAACTAGATAATTCAGAAATTCCAATTAATGATGTAAAATTTGAACTTTGCGAGGAAGTTCCTTATTAATGAATGAATCGAAATTTGACGAAATATGGGCGGAGATTGCTGATCCTTGGATGGATAGAATCACAGCAAAATCCCCCAATGCGAAAAGAAAAAATGATGCTAAAGAATTAGTTTTAAAAGAGTATAAGGAGATAAATAAAAAATACCATCATTTAATGATGGATAAAACAGCAAATATTGATCGGCACAAAGTTGCAGCATGTTATGTCCATGCAATTCTAAAAGCTGTTCCATTAAATTGCCCCAAGCCAGATGGCATGTATGATGAAAAGCATATTCAAAAAGAATATATTCCTAATGAAATTTTATCATGGGTGGTTGCTCTTTCCATACTAAAGTCGTTCATGAAAGAGAGATGCTCGCAGGTTAGAGATAATGTTTATTTGGATTATTTAAAAAGCAACGGACTTCAATACCCAAAGACAGAACACGAAACTTATCATGATCACATTTACAAGAGTTTATTTAATTCTAGAAAAACAAATTTATTTGATGTTTTTACATTTGCACATATATTATTTTTAATTGAATCCTATACTAGAGAAACTTATCTTTTTAGTTCACCAGCGAAGTTATTAGAAGCATAAATTCGCAGTTGACAAAATACAGCAATAGTTCAAGATCGTCTCAATAGCCCAGGGCGGTCTCTGACCGTGATCGTGATTTACATGTCCATTCCAAACAAGTCTAGCCAGAGTGGTTACAGCTACACTGGTTCTCTCTTCAAAAAAGAGCCTCTCACTCTTGTCGATGATCGAAAGAATAAAAAAGAAAATCGATATGTGCCAGAAAAATTCGAGATTCCAACTGATCCATCAGAGACCATGGATGAAAAAGAAGTCGCAAAACTTTTCAAGGTGACTACTAAAACGATTCGAGTATGGAGATACGAGGGAAAGCTAAAGCATTTTTTCCTTCTCGGAAGATCCAATATTCTTTATACCAAGCATGGTATCCGTGAATTTCTTGAGACCTGTTACAAGGAAGAACACGAGACCACGTAAGTCTTTTGCAGACTCAAAATACACCGTTTAACTAGGTGCGATACCGTTGTATTGATTGGGATTCAATTCTGTTGTAAGATAATTGCAACATGAAACGAATCCTTTTTTTATTTCTTTTACTATTTATATCTTGTGGCAACCAAGATAATTCCAAGCAAAGAGAACAAGATTTAATTTTTGCTTTGCTTCTTGCACAGAATGCATCAGTCTATGAACAAGCCGATTGCCAACTCTATTATCAACTCAATCCTGTTTATGTTTCAGGTGGGTATGCTGAAAGATTTATCTCGGATCGCAAGCAGTATGAGAATATTATCGTAGGAAATTCTACAATTGACATCTCGCAGAAGTTTTCTAATTATTATAATACGCAGGCTACGCAGATCAATGCTGTCTCTGGTGATACTCTCTGCGATTATAGATCGAGAGTCGGGAAGTCAATTAATTCAACCAATCCTTCGGCGATTATAACTTCAACTGTAGGAGGCAATGACCTTCTCAAAAGTTTTTCTAACGAGAGAATCGTTGAAACTTTCCGCGACTACCATTCGTATCTTCGCAACCGATTTCACTCTACAAAATTAATCTATATCGAAGTTCATCCTACTTTTGTGGATAAGGCGAATTCAAATCGCAAAGTAATTTCTGCACAGATGAGAGCTTTGTCTCCTGATTCGTGCTGGGTCAATCCAGACCCTTGCTTCTCGAATCCTTTGCTCGAATCCGAAATGCTGGATTCGATTCACTACAATCAGGCTTCTGCTCTCTGTATTAAATCTCTTGTATCATCTCAGTGTGGAGTTAATTTCTAATGTCAGACGAAATCAAACAAGTATTCTCTCTTCAAAACATCGTTAAGTTCATCGTCTTAGTTGTTGGTATTGCAGGTGTTTATTACAACCTAGAATCCCGAGTTGTGATTCTAGAATTCAAGATCGAACAGATCCGAGACATCCGAGATGATATTAAAGAGATCAAGACCGATGTCAAAAAACTGTACATTCCGCAAGGAGCCAGATAGTGATTAAGCTGGTGTCGTGGCTTTGGACTGACGGTAAATCGGGCAAGTTCTCAGGAACAACTTTTCGAACTTGGCTTGCGTTTCTTCTTTTCCTTTCCAGTGTGATCTACTGGGTCTGGTTTGATACAGATGGAATTTCTTCTCAAGAAGAAATTATAATTGAGATCATGGCGATTCTCTCACTTGGTCAAGGTGGCCTGTATGGGATGAAGCGATTCACAGAAGGAAGACCTAATGTTGCGAAGCGTTTCAAGAAAATGGTGCAGCAATCCTCTGAGTCCGATAGCTCGGATGATAATCTGCGAGGACGTGGACTGTGAGGTTCGCTGTTGTGATCCTTGCGTGGGTGGTTCTATCTTGTAGCTCACTGCCTGTATCTGAACCAGCAACTCAAGCTTATTCTGAATCTCTGCTCGTTAAAGCCGAAAGCATTCGATCTAAGCGGGGTGTGACTGTTGAAGAAATTGAAACTGCCAATGAACTGGAAAGAGCAGCTAATCTAATTCGAGTCGCAGGGAAGATATCCTCTCAAGACCAAAATGAAATCAAAGATCTGAGAGAAGCGAAAGGCCGAAATGATATGTTGGAATGGTTGGTCTATGGTGCTTTCGCTGCTCTCGGATTGTATCTATTGAGTATTATTATTCGGAGGTTGCCTGTATGAATACACTAGATGAAGCATATCTGACAGAGAATTATATACCCCTTGTTGTTCCAGCACTGGTTCCTCCTGTTGGATGGAACCCACAACGACCTGATCCAAAAACTCCTTACTGGAAGTTGCTAGGCTGGCAACAGTGTATGGGCAATACAGTACAAAATCTTTTGAACTGGATTGGCAAAGTCGATCCAGCTATGAGTTCCGTGGCAAAAATGGATACGTTTAGCTACTATCACGGCTTCGAATTGTATCTACAGAAGAAGAACATAAAGCCTGGAGATGTAGATATCTATGTACTCGAGCAACATGTAGCTTGGGCAAATGAGATGCTCCACAACTCGGAATTCGAGCTAGAGATGCGACGAAATTCTGGGAAAGAAATTGCGATCACATTCGACGGTCTTGTTGCCTATCACAACTCAACTAGAAGACCTGCTGGTCTAGGAACAAAGCTGACTAAGTCAGGTCATATTATCACAAGTTTGGATCATGTAGAGAATACTAAACAGGATTGGCTGGTTGTGTCTGATCCGTATGGTCACTTCCCATACCGACAAGCATTCGGTCATCGAGTGATGTATTCTAGAGAATTGCTGTCTGATAAGATTACAGCGGCTGTGCTTATCCAAAGAAAGGAATAGTATGACTCCAGATTTAATTCGTGAGCGTGCGATGTATCTGTATATTGTTGAGGGGGAGTCTTGCAACGGAATTGCTAAAATTATTCGTAGCGAATATAAAACCAAGACGACTGCGAAAACAGTAACATCTTGGGTCAAAACTCCCGATCAAGTTGGGATGACTTGGGACGATCGCAAGAAAGCTGTTGTAAGTAGATCCATCGCCCAGGTTGAAATTATTGCAGAGAATCGAGAAGTAGAGACCCTACAAAGAACTCAAAATATTGCTGATTCTTTATATGATATGCTGGTAGCCAAGAATGCACCAAACATTAAAACATTTGAATCTGCTGTTTATGCCTTCAAGGAAATTTCCAAGTTCGAAACTGAGCTTAGAAAGTCTCGTGATTCAAATACTCCTATGGCAATTGTTCAAGCAATGCTTGAAGTATTTGCGTCGAATGCACAAGTTGCAAAAGTCATACAGGAAAATTGGGCTTACCTCTCCCAACAAATTCAGAAAAAAATCATGGGTGAATCTCAGTGAGTATAGATCGAGAGATCCTTGAAAAGTTTAGAGAACTAGGAACTGAGAAATTTTCTAAGGTATCTAAGAAAGATCCTAAGATGTATGGAAAGAAGTTTGGAAGTTCCAAATTGATTCCATTTGCGTATTATATGGATCCAGACACGGAGCCTTTTAGCGATCCATCTCACATTAAAGAAATTGCAAAAGCACTTCAAGATGTTGAATCAGGAAAACTCAAAAGACTTATTATCAATATGCCTCCAAGACACGGCAAGACTTTACTTGCCTCTAAAATCTTTGTGCCATGGGCTTTAGGAAGAAAGCCTGGGCGTAGAGTTATTTTTTCTTCTTACAATGATTCCAAGGCAGAAGAAGAAACAAGATTCATGAGGGATTTAGTTGAATCTAATGAGTATCGAGATATTTTTCCTAATGTATATGTAAGATCTGATGCAAGAGCTAAAGGACAATGGGTTACGACCGATGGCGGAATTGTTATCGGAGCTGGATCACGTGGATCAATTACTGGACGTGGAGCTGACCTTGCTCTGATCGATGATCCATATAAGGATTATCAGGATGCGGTATCTCCAATAGTTTCTGAATCTGTCTGGACGTGGTATCGTTCTGTTCTTAGAACAAGGCTCTCGCCGAACGCTGCAATTATCTTAATTCACACCAGATGGACAAAATCTGATTTAACAGGTAGACTCATTGAGCAAGACGGTTTAATTGAAGATGGTGGACAGTGGAAAGTTCTCAAGCTACCTGCTATCAATGTTCATGGAGAAGCATTGTGGCCTGCTCAGTATTCTGTTCAAGCACTCAGAGAAGTTGAAAAATCAATTGGTAGACAATTATTTTCTGCACTGTATCAGCAAGATCCCTTGGATGTTACGGAAAGAATCTTTGAAGCTCAACAATTTGAAGAGCCTCCTAAGAATATGAAATGCTTCGCTTACCTTGACCCTGCTCTTGGTGGTGCAGATTATTGTGCTCTTAGTATCGGTGGAGTATCTCAAGATCAGGATGATCCGAAAGTGTATATTGCTTACGGAAACATTTGGAGATCTAATCTTGATACGACTTATGAATATGTTGAGAAGACTTGCAAAAAGTTTGGTATCGCTACTTTGTTCGTTGAATCTAACTCGGGTCAGCTTGCAATTGCCAACCACTTATCCAAGAAACTCCACGTGAAGCGAGTTCACAATTCCGATTCAAAAAATATTCGAATCCAAAACTTTGTAAAAGTCAATTGGTCGAATATTTATTTTAGTCAGGAATGCCAATCTGAGTATCTCAACCAAGTTTTAGAATACTCTGAATTTGCTCTTCATGATGACGCTCCCGACTCACTTGCAGGTTTAGTTCAACAACTTGGTGTAGGCAATAGAAGTCTCAAAAAGCGAATCGAGTTTATGTCAAGGTTACTGGGAGGAAAATTTTAATGGATACGAAACAAAATTCAACAAGACGAAAAAGACAGATGGACTCAGTAAGAAAAGTTCATGACTCTATCAAGAGTCTGTCGGTTCGAATGGATTCCTTTGTTCATGAGACATCCGGTAAAGGAGTTGCTGGAAAGGACTCATTAGTTGATTACAGACCAAATCCTATCATTATTCAAAATTCACTAGCTCGTGACTGGTATGATTCTAATGGATTTATTCAGAATATAATTGATGCTCCAGCTGAAGATGCAACGAAAGAATGGATCCGAATCAAAACCAATCGAGATACAGATGATAAGGAATCAGGTCTTAAAGGCTTAGATGTTTCCAGAAAAATCATGAATCGGTTAGAAGAATTAGATCTGCAAAGTAAGCTCAAAGATCTGATCATATACCAGCGTTTGTTTTACAATGGAGGACTTTTATTTTATGGAGTCGATGCAGATGTACCTCAGACTCATGAACTCTTACAAAATCCGCTACCAAACGAAATCAGAAAACTAGTATTTATCAACTGCATTCAATCAGACTACGCATCTTTCCAATACATTTCCACGGATCCGTTGTCGTTGCTCTATCACAGTATCAAATACAATATCAATGGCAGACCTATTCATCCATCGCGAATATCTTGGTTAGTAAATTCTTTCGATCGAACATCTCTTCGAGGTAAATCCATGCTCGAAAAAATCCTAGAAGGAATATTCGCTCAAGACACTGCTCTTTGGTCTGTCACCTCATTAATAAAGGAATTATCAGTTAAGATATTCAAAACTGATCAGCTTGATAATCTTCCTGAAGATGAGAAGTTTAAGTTTTTGTTTCTAATGAATCATGCTTTGAATACTCAGAAGTCTGTATTACTAGGATCGAATGAGTCATTTGATCGGATTGGAAATCCAGGTCTCCAAGGAACTTCCCTTAGAGACATGCTAGACTTCATCTGGGAAACGATCGCAGGACTTGCCAGAATGCCCAAGTCAAAAATTCTCGGACAAGCACAAGGCACAATCACTGCAGGTCAGTATGATCTCGTATCCTATTATGAATCCATTCATAAATTTCAAGAGTTACAAATTCGACCAATAATCGACAAAGTGATCTATCTTATAATCAGAGAAACCGAAGGTCAGATTTACAAAGACCTTGATTCGAAACCGGAATCTTTGGATTGGAGTTTTGAGTTCGAACCTATCTGGAGAATGAGTCCGAAAGAAGAAGAAGAAATCAAACTTTCTAGATCGACACGTCATCAAATTGATATCACGAACGGAGTTCTAGATCCAACTGAGGCTCGTAAAGAATCTTATCCTGAATTAGAAGACTTTGAAGCAGCTCCTGAAGATCCATCGGACGTATCGAGTAGGCTAAGTTTCGACAAACCAGAATTAGCTTTAATCCAAAACAGTGATTTAGGAAAAATGCCTGAAAATGCTGAAAACCCTAAAAACGCTTAGAATCGATTTTAAGGTGGTTTCACCTTCTGAGGGGTATAACGCCCTAGGTAAAACGATTTGGTCAAAAATGGTCACGGTTTCCTCGCAAATTCTATGCTTTTTTGGAGGGGTCAAGAAGCGTTTTTCCTCACGAGACATAAAAAAGGGGGTAAATTCATGTATCCTCTTCATTTAGAGAAAGAATCAGCTCAAATTTTCCGTAAAATAGTATCTAGAAAATTTAAGGAAATCAACAAAGAGATTCTTCATAGTCTTAAGAAAGATCTCCAGCGATCAAATTCTTCTCAGATCACTATGGATTCTTCTGACTTCGTTATTCGAATGGACTCACCTGAGTTGGATAGGCTTCTGAATGATATCCGACCTACAGCAAGCTTGAACGATCTGGAAAGAAAGCAGATGATTAAGTCTATGGCTTCTCTGGATGCTTGGGCAAGATCTCAAGTCAGTAGCCAGATTGACAACCAAGTTTCTAAAATGAATAATCCTCCGAGACGGCCTGGAGTAATTAGTTCAAATCGATCAACTTTTCGAGTACCAGCAATTCAATTAGGCAATCCAGAATCAGAACAAGTCATAGAAAATCTAAAATACCAGGTTAATAAAAATATCGATGAGGTATCGAATCTCTGGAAAAATCATGGAGATGAAGTTCGAAACCTTGTTAAGGAAAATATTGCAAAAGGAACTCGCTACAGTGATCTTGCGAAGGAAATAGAAAAGAAAACTGGAGTAGATGAAAAGCGAGCTGAGAGCTGGGCAAGAGATCAAAGCCAAAGATTTGTTTCTGAACAGGAATCCATCCGAGCAAAGAATGCGGGCTTCCCTGGTTTCTTTTGGCGAACTCAGCGAGACTCACGAGTTCGTGATACTCACAGACATTATAAAGGAAAAGATTTAGATGGTCAATATTTTACTTGGGACAATCTCCCAGTTCTAAATCAGCAAGGAACTGGAATGCCTGGACCATTAGAGCCAGGACAAGACTACTATTGTCGATGTTATAAAGAATTTGGATTTCCACCAGATAACGAAACTCAAAACAAAATCGACAATCCATTCCAAGATCTAAAATTTGATCGCATTAAACAGATGGATACCAGGAAAGATCCAATATCGGGAGCTTTTCCAAAACAGAGAAATTCTGCAAAAGCAGATGATCTTCAAAAAAAATTCCATCAAAAAATTGAGGATATGAATAAGGAAGAAAGACTTCGATTTATAGATAGAATGCGATTTGCAACAATTGATGAATCAAACTTGGATGAACATAGGAATAAGTTTAAGAATAGAGGAATAGAAATAAAAAATGAATTTGGACTTGGTATAGCGGAGATGATCGGCTATGTTCTAAAAGGCAAAAATTATGATCAGGTTACGCCATACATTGTAGATGAATCCGAAACAGTAGGATTTATAAATGAGTCACTTGGGATATTCATTGCAGTTGCTGCATCGAGGAAAAGAATTAAAACAATTTTTCCAGTGGATCAAGATTGGATTGACTATTTTTACGAAAAATATAGGCTACTACTATGAAACTTTCTGAAGGAGTTCCTTATCACGCTTTTTCCTTAATGGATCGAATTCAGCTAGATCCTTTGGAAATAGATTTCATTGTCTACAAAGTAATAAAGGATCCGATTCGCGAAAACGAAATCGAGTTTATTAAAAAAGCAAAATCAATTTCTGTAATTCATGAAAATCATTATATTCCAGAAGTTGACCATTGGGCTTATCATTCTAAAGAAATAGCCAATGGTAAATATCCACTTGAACTCTTGCCAGAGCACGTAAGATCACTTGCTCAAGACCTTTATTACAACTAAAAACAATCCCCAAAAACTCTGTTCCTTGATTTGATTTTCACGTCGTTTAACGACGTGTGAGTCTGTCGTATTGCTCATTCCGAATGGCTCTGCTATTCTTATATCTATAGATGCCGAACGAAGCAATTAGATATGATCGAGCAACGATTGAGCTGGTAGAGTCAACCGATGAATTCATGAGATTCAAGGTGGCTCTCGCTCAACCTGGAGTTTACTCTTACGAGTATCCTGATGGAAGAATTCTGAAAGAAGCAAAGCTTCCAGGGGATTTGTTCCGTGAGGAAACCATCGCATCTGCCAAAGGCATTCCCGTAACTATGGATCATCCACCTGTCCTTGTGACCAAGGATAACTATAAGGAATATGCAAAGGGAGCAATCTCTGATCCACGAGTTGAAGAGAATTTTCTCTGGGCAGATGAGACAGTATGGTCATCCGAGTTGATGGAGGCTCTCAAGGTAAATGAGAAGATCGAGGTATCTCTTGGTCTTAGATGCAAACTCGATAGGACTCCTGGTGAATACAATGGAGAAGCCTATGATGTTCGTCAATTCGATATGATTATCAATCATGTTGCTCACGTCGATAAGGCGAGATTGGGCAGTGATATGAAAGCATACTTGGATTCTGCGGACAGCGCAATCAGTGATATAGCGTTCGTTATGGACGGCAAGAGCGAAGAAATTCCAACAAAGGTAGGAGATAAAATGGATTTATCATGGATAGAAGGAATGAAAAAAACCTTGTCCGGTTTGAGAAAAGATTCAACGGATGAACCGGTAAGAGATAGCGAAGGAACTGTTCCACCTGTGGAGCCGAAAAAAGATAACGAGCCAGATAAAACGAAATCTGATTCGGATGAAATTGCAAATTTGCAAAGCCAACTAAATGTATATAAGGATTTGGTTGCTTCACTGAAAGCAATGCTTGAACAAGCGCTTAGTCCGGTTACACAAGATGCTCTCGCATCTAAAAGGTTGAATCTGGTTGAGTCTGTTAAAGCAATCGATCCTGAATTTAAAATGGATGGAGCGAGCGAAAAGCAAATGAAGCTCCACGCAATATCAAAGGTATTGCCTTTCGATTCCTCGGTTCGCTTGGATTCAGTTGGTCACGATGTGATTGATGTTAGATATGAGGCGTGTCTTGAATTAGCAAGACAGAAAGCTTTGATTGGCAATGTGTCTCAAGGATTCGATGCAACTCGAACTGATGCAGGTCAGGATATTGAACAGTTGAAAAAAGCAAGATTGAACTTGCGGGAGAGTAAGTAGTTATGAAGTTTCCAAAATTGTTAATTTTTGCAATCTGCGTTACCTTATTGGTCGCAGTGGATTTATTCGCGGAGAATGTATCTCCTTTGGTTATTGGTGCTATGGCAATTCCAATAGGAGCCCTATACAACTTAGCGGAATGGAGACAGATGGGTGAGCGAGCAATTCATCACCCATCTGAATACAAAAGAACTTTAGCTGCGGAAGGCGAAATTGGTTTTGGACTCGCAGTTGTTCGCGGAACAAATCCAGGTCAAGGCAAATTGATTGGAGCAGCAGGTAATGTATTCCTCGGAGTTGCTTCGAGATCTACAGAAGCTGGAAAGTTTGATGAAGGTAAGTATATTGATAAAGATGTCCTTGCAATATACGATACTGGGATTCCATCCGTTTATGTCGAGGAAGCTGTTAATGAGCATTCGCCTGTTCGGATTCGACATACTGTTGGTGACGCGCCGGCAGAAATAGTTGGCGGGTTTTGTACTACTGCTGATGAAGACAAAACATTGCTGCTTGCAGGTGCAAGATTTATGGGCTCAACTACTGGTGCTGGAGTTGTCCCTCTTCAATTGCTTGGAATCTATACTCAGACACCTGACGCAGGAGAATAAACGATGCCTCAATATTTATTAAGACAAGAAGACCTTCGAGATATAGAGAAAACACTCTATAAGGTAAGAAAGCCTGAGCTCATTGCAAGACAGCTCGTAAAGGTGAATACAAACTATTCTCCATGGGCTGAGACAATCAGCTACAAATGGTATGATCATACCAGTGCTGCTCGAATTCGTGCGGCAGGTGCATCTGCCAAAGACTTACCAATGGTTGGTGAGAAAGGTGGAATGGAGACTCACAAAGTTTACAACATCGAGTTGGGATTAGGCTATGAAGCTCATGAACTTCTTGAGATGGAAGCCATGCGATCAGCAAAAGGTCCTTCTTACTCACTTGACACTCTTAGAGTTGATGGAACAAGAAGAGGCGTTTCTGAGAAAGAGAATAAGCTTTTTTTTAATGGAGATTCGGGGTATGGAATTAAAGGTCTCTTGCAAAAAGATGGAATCACAAGCGCAGCTGTAGCAACTACTGGGACATTAAATGGTGCTTCTACGGCTGCCCAAAAGAGACAGTTTGTAAATAAAACTCCTCTTCAACAGATTGCTGATATTGCAAAAGCAAAGGCTAAAGTTGAAGAGAATGAGATTTTTACAGCCACTACTCTTGTTTTACCAACAACAGTTAAGGAGCAAACCATCTTACCGTTGTCTGATTCTGAACCCATGACGGTTCTGAAATGGTTAAGAGACGAAGGTGTGTATTTTCAGAAAGTGATATTCACGGCAGCACTAAACAAAGAAAACCATGCTCTTGGTTCTGACGTTTTTGTCGTATTCGATGATGCGGATGATGTTATCGAGCTTGCGACACCTGCTGATCTAAGAATGACTTCTCCTGTCTATGATGTTATTGGTAACGTAGAGATGGCAGCAATCTTGAGAACAGCTGGGTGTGTCCTGAGATATCCATCAGCTGTGTATGTAGGAACTGGGATAGCACGTCCGTAAGGATTAGATAGCCATGGCACAAGCAAATCGAGAACAGCTTAAAACGTATTTGAGTGGTCAATTGGATTCTAAATCAAATGACCTGCTCGATATGTATTTGGATCAAGGAGCAGAGTCTGTTAAGGCTCACTCTTTCCAGATAAGTCATCCTCGATTTGCTGAGTTGCAAATGTGTTATACGGCTCACCTTTTACTAGTCAATGGAGTAATCAGTCGTCCAGTTACTTCCGAGTC